ATACTAAAGAAAATCTTTGTGTGGCTTGTCCCTCTTGTAATTTAAAGAAAGGAAGGAAGCACTATAAAGAATTTCTTGCTAGTATCAAGGAAAAGGTGACGGAGTAGATGAAAGGAAGCGTGACACAAAGAGCACGCCCGGTTGAAAAATCGTTGGGGGACGAAAGTAAACCAATTGGAAATCCTAAAAAGGAGGAAGAGCCGACATGATTGATTTCGCTAATATGACTCAGGAACAATTCGACGCTCTAGTTCTCGCTAAGGTAGAAGAGCAACTCTCTTCTCGCGAAGAAGCAGAGGCTCGACGTGAAGCCGAAGAGGCCCTCGTTGAGGCTCAGCAAACTTTTGAAACATTGAAGGCATCCATCGAGGCAAAGGATGCGAAACTTCGCGAGTACGAAGAGGCCCTTGCAAACCTTGACGTTGATCCGTCTGCGGCCGAGCTTGCGGCGAATGAGCGAATTGTTGAGCTTGAGAACGAACTCGAAGAGGCTACACGCATAGCAGAAGTGGCGCAAGCTGCGCTCACTACTCTCGCACGAGAGGAAACTGCCGCTAGCCGCATGTCTGAGCTTGAAGAGGAAGGTCTGGCCCTTGAGGAAGACGCCGCGGAGGCTCAGTATGCTAAAGTCCGAGAAATGTCGGACGAAGAGTTTGATTCCTATAAGTCTGAACTATCTGCTCTGAAGAGCAAGTATTCCTCGTCTTCTGACGAAGACCGAGAAGAAGAGACCGAAACTGCCGAGCTAAGCGCAGATGAAATTAAAATGATTGCGCAAAGCTTAGGCTGTGATCCATCCGACTCAAAGTGCATCTCGCTCGTCCAAGAAGTCGCTGAAAGAATGTCTGAGGTTTCTAAGAATCGACGTACTGCCAAAGGAAAGTCTGAAACAGACGATACCTCGGCAGTTGTTGAAGGAGAGACCGCGGATGCTGAAGCGGCTGTTGAAGAAGGGCCAAAGAAGGAACAGGCCAGCTTGTCCCTTGGAGAAGCTATTACCCGTTCGTTGGATCAAAATATTCAGGCTAATGCAAGTCTGAAGGAAGAAATGTCCCAAGCATGGGCGGATTACTACGCCGAGAGGCGTGGTGATAAAAAGACCGAGTAAATTTAAAGGGAGGTAATCTAACATGGTGTTCATTCCTCGAGACCCTGTTATGCAGAACCAGTTCCTGACCCACGATTCGAGCAAGGGCAGTACCGCCTCTGCGGGCGCTGTCGTTTCTCTTTCTGGTGACCAACTGGTCGAGGTAGTTAGTGGAACCAACACCACACCTTATGGTTTCCTCATGCAGAACGTAAAGGCTGAGTCTTCCGCTCATCCGACGGGCTTCCGACTTCCAGGAGACCTCGGTAGCTCTGATGCTTTCACCGGTGATCCGGTGGCGGTTGCACACCTTGGACTGTATGACACCACTAACTATGACCCCGCGGTAACGTTTGCCGCAGGTGAGACACTCTATTCTGATGCTCAGGGTAGACTCACTAATGTTGCTGGCGCCGGCGCACTAGGTGTTGCCGTTGCCACCGCGCAGAATAACGTTGTAGGAAGCACAGGCGCACGCCTGAGAGTTAAGCTTCTAGTATAACCCAAAAAGGAGGTATCTATCACATGGATAGAACAAAGCTACAGGAACTATTCAAGGCAACTGCGGCTATCGATACCCCTGAGGGTATGGAGGCTTATAAGGCTTTCGCACAGGCCCTTACCGTGCCTATCCTTCAGGAGATTCGAGACGCGTCCATTATGCGGCAACTATTTGCGGTAGAACGGCTCGCCCCTGGGGCTCAGGCTATTGGATAAATGGCCTGATTAAATTTCGCTATATGCTGGAAACTCCAAGGCTGTCCTTCCCTGACATCGGGATAGAAAGGAAGATAAATGGACAATCAGCAGATAACTTCTGTTATAAATAACAACTATTTTGGTGGTTTAATCGATTCTGATTTTGGAGTATACATTCATGAGTTTTATCCACGAGGCCATCTCCAACTTCGGCCCACTATTAACTTTGTTAATACTAATTTTGATTTGATAGAATTTTGTTCTTATATATTGAAAGCCAATGATATAAATCATCACATATCTTTTCGAGAAGCTACGGTAGGTCGAGATAAAAAGGAGATAGTAATTCAGCGTTTTAGAAAATGTTTAGATTTTACAGAAAAATGGAATTCCTTTTCTATTGTGCGCCGACCGCAACTATCGTTGCTAAAAGATTTTTGTTACGATAGGTTACGTTACGTAGATGAAAAAGGATTTAAGCAGAATAATACTCCGTATACAGATTACCAAAAAAACATTGCCCAACAACTTAAAACTCTTAATTGTGATTATAACTATGACACAGGCTTTAGAAACTTAACCTGGGCATGGTTAGAAGGATTTTTAGAAGGAGACGGTTCTATCTGTTTCGTAGTTTCTAATGATAGAATTATTCCTACAATCGATTTTACTACCGAATCTAACACAGCTCTAGCTAATATAGAAGAGTTGTTTACTAAAAATAATATAAAGTTTTCCGTCCGTGTTTCTCGTTCTCGAGCTGAAAAACGAATAAGAAAAGGTAAACCTTACAAAAAATGTTACAATATTTATGTTAGATCGTTTGAAAGCTTAGAAATTTTATTGGAACGTCTGAAAGAAAATTTGATTGGTAAAGCTCAGCAGCGAGACTTGGTGTTGGAATATTTAGAATTAAAGAGAGACAATAAGTTTAACACCAACACGAACTGGCAGATTGTAGAAAAAGTTAAAAACTTAAATAACAGAAGATATCCCAGAGACTACACGCGAAACTTCCAATAGGAAGATGATATAGTCCGGCTTACATGGTAACATGCAAGGTTTAGGTTTATCCAGTTGCTGATGACTTCGAGATCCCAGTATTCGTATTGCCAGGTCTCGGATATATTGCACAGAACTTTATCGAAGGTGTTGGTGAGGAAGTATATGTTCCTACCTTCTCCATTTCCGTTTCTGCGGATTGGAAGGTAACCTACGCCCGAGATTCCCGCATTGACATCCCTGAGCGCGCAGCTCGAAACGCTGCGAGAGCAATTGCTGACTTCGAAGAGGAGTCCGGTTGGCGAGTAATCGTTCCCGGCGCTACCACTGCCTTCGCAGGTCAGGGTCTGCTCGGACCCCGCAATGCTCCTGTCTATCAGGTTCCCGCTGGTTCAACTGGCGAGAAATTCCTTTCTAAGGAACTACTTAACCTGATGATGGTCGGCATGAAGCGAACTCGCCGAAGTCTGACCGATTTGTATATTTCACCTGAGGACGCCGCGGATCTCCGCGAGTGGACTGATACCCAGGTTGATCCTATTACTCGCCGAGAGATCTTCACGGCGGCTGGTCTAGGTAACATCTGGAACATCAATATGCATGAGGTATTCCAACTTGGTGCTACTGGCCGATTCAATATCAACCAGAATGGCGCTGCGTTTGGTGTATTCCAGGTTGATGCTGGTGGTGACTTTAACGACTATACGCCAACCAATGTTAACACCGTTGACGCGAATGGTAACGTTACTACCGCCGGTGAGACGCAGATCTACGGTTTCGACCTGTCCGTTAACGATTCTCTCGTCATGCCTATCCGAAAGGAGTACGAGGCGCATGACGATCCAACCCTACTCCGCCAGCAGAAGCAGGGCTTCTTTGGATGGGAAGAGGTAGGTTTCGCGCTCCTTGATAACCGAATGGTTCTCACGGGTGTTATCGATAGAGTCTCGTAAAATCAAACACTTATGGATTTTACTTGATATTTTTTTAGAATACTCGTATTATTCCTTTGGATGGGAAAGAATTTATCTCATCCAAAGGAGCCAGATAATGAAGTATGCACGTAATTGTTTGGGCTGTATAGCTCCCTTTGAAACCAATTATTGGAATAAGAAATACTGCGGATCTGAGTCTTGTGAAAAAATACGCCAATCCGTAAAGAATAAAACTGCTCAGAAAAAAAGAGAAGTTTTACCGCTGTATAGAGAAAAGACCAGGCAAAATTATTTGCGCAATCGCAAAAACATACTAGAACGCAAAAAACAAAAATATAGAGAAAAATATAATGTGGTTTCTGGAAATTTTCGAGATTACCGCACAGCTTTAAAACCGCCCCTTGAATCTAAAACAATAACTCAACAAGAAAGAAATTCTCAAAGACTGTCTTATAAAGAAGTTAAGTCGCTTATAGAACAACGTGGGTACATTTTACTTAGCAAAACATATCAAAATAACTATTCTAAATTAGCAATCATCTGTCCGGAAGGGCATCGTACAGAAACATGTTTTATGAGTTTCTCAAAAGGGCACGGCTGTTCTGAATGCGCTAAGCATTTTACACAGAGCAATGCCGAAAGACAAATTGCTAAAAAACTTTGTGAAATGAAGTCAGATTTAATAGTCATACACAACTTTAAATTATTTGGCGATAAACAGGAAGTAGATTTATATTTCCCGGAGCAAAAAGTGGCAGTTGAATATTGTGGTCTTCACTGGCACAAAGAAAGTATGTTGGAATCAAGGATATCAAAAAAAGCAAACCCAAGAAAATACCATCGTGAAAAGATGGATAAATGCATTCAGAAAGGCGTTAGACTTATAACTATTTTTGAAGACGAATATTTAAATTTTCCAGATGTAGTTATATCACGAATAGCTCATTCTCTTAAGTTATATCCCGATTTGCTTTATGGACGTAACTGCACTATTCGTTTATTAGATGCATGGGAAGCTGCCGAATTCTTGGATCAGTACCACCTACAGGGAAGTTCTGGTAGTGTATTTTGGGGTTTGGAATATAACAACCGTTTAGTGCAGGTACTTTCTGCAGGTTCTCTTTCTCGCGCACATGCGGCAAATGGTCATAAAATTATAGAATTGAAACGTTTAGCCTCTTTGCCTTTTTTGTCAGTAGTCGGAGGATTTTCCAAGTTATTAAAAGCCTTTATCGACTATGCGCGCTCTGAAGGATACTTCGCTATAAAATCGTATGCAGATATGCGCTATGCAGACCCGTTTAATACGGTCTATGGTAAAGTAGGATTTAAACTAGTAGCCGAGACCGCGTATTCCCCCCACTACATTAGAGGTAAAAAGCGTTATCGTAATCAAACTCTTCGTAAACCCCCGAGGGAGAAATTAACAGGAAAAACAGAATGGGAATTGCGGAGGCAACAAGGTTTTGACCGCATCTGGGACTGCGGTCATAGGACATATGTTTATTATTTATAGATTTTTAATAGAAAACAAAATCTGTTGATAAATTTAGTAATCCTCTCTGTAGTATAAAATCTTGCCTCATCTAGTAATAAGGAGAATCCGATGGTTGATAACATTTCAAATATACTCCCCATCAGCATAGTTGGAGTAGTCTCTGGAACATTAGCCAGCGGAACCCCCACTAGTATATTTAGTCCTGCGGCAGTTCGTCCTGTGGTTATTGTCAATGAAAATCCGATTCCTATGAATCTAGTTAGTGGAACAGCCGGTGGGTCTGGTAACCCTCTTACCATAGAAGAACAAGACGGAAATCCTCAGATTACGAACGTCACAACTATTAAGTTTAGCAACGGTACGGTTAGTGATCAAGGAGGAGGCACAGTAAGTGTTTCTAATACAGGCGGAGGGGGTGTCTTAGACATCAATGGATTAACCGGAAGTGTGGCGGTCTCCGGGGTTAACGGAATACAGGTTCAGGCTGTGGGAAACACGATTAGTTTCAACGGCGAAACTTTAACTTTGCGTACCGAACATGTTACAACTTCTGGACACTTACAAAGCCAGATTGATTCCATCGGCGGTGTTGGCGAGATTGTCACGGTTTCAGGACACCTTCAGGGCCAGATTGATTCTATTGACGTGGATGAAATAGAGAACGCCATTACAAGCAGCAACGGCATAACTGTTGTTTCTGGTTCTTCCACTACAGAAATTCAGGGATTCCGGACAGAGTTTGTTTCGGCCAGCGGAACCCTGCAGTCCCAGATAGACGCCATCGAAGTTGACGAGATTGAACCGGCAATTACAG